ATGATGGTTACGCTAGACTTCAGCGTTAATGGTACCGAATACAAGATTGAGCGTGGCCGGAAGCCTAACATCCTTAAATTTTATGTGAACAATGTTCAACAAAAGGCACAGGATGATGCTCAAGGAGAAAACAAAGAAACGCAAGTTGCCATTGAGCGGGTAATCAATATGTCAGCAGATATGTTTCGGCATATTGTTGCATTGAATACTTATTCAGAGCCTTTCCTCGCGTTGAAGTCAAATGAGCAGCGAGATATCATTGAACAGTTGCTTGGTATCACGCTGCTATCGGAGAAAGCCGATGTCATCAAAGAAATGATTAGAAATTCTAAAGATGATATTCAGTCTGAAGAATTTAAAGTTAAAGCCATTGAAGAAGCCAATAAACGGGTCAAAGAACAAATTGAAAGTTTGAAGCGTAGACAGAGGCTTTGGCAAACAAAGCACGACAGCGACCTCTCTATCCTAGTCTCACAATACGATGAACTAAGTAAAATTGATATCAATGTTGAATTGCAGTCGCATAAAGACTTGCTTGTCTATGAGCAAAATAAAAAGAAACAGGAACTGCGAGGATCGCTCCTAGCCAGGCAATTGGTTTGGAAGCAAAAACAAACGGCCGACATTGCTGAATTGGATCTAGAGTGGACTAACAAAAATAAAATAGATATTAACGCAGAGCTAGCGGCTCATCAGGCATTGGCTCTCTATATAAGCACAAAGGCTTCACTGGAAATAGTAACGCGGGCTATTGAAACGCTTGAAGTCAATCTCAAGAAAGAAAAGAAGACAGTAGATAAACTAGCGAAAGAGGTAAAAACGCTTGAGAATCATACCTGTTATGCCTGTGGTCAAGATTTCCACGATGACAAGCACATTGAAGTGCTAGCTGAGAAAAAATCACTACTCACTGTGGCAGTGTCTGAACAGACTTCAATGGAAACAGAGCTAGTAGTGAAGAGGAAAGAAAGTTCCAAGTTAGGTAAGTTGGGCAAGATGCCTGTCACTCATTATCAGAGCGAAGCAGAAGCTATTCGGCATAGCAGCGACACGGATAACATCAAACAGAAAATTACTGCTAAACAAGGGGAAAGTGATCCTTATTCAGAGCAGTTAGTTGAGTATCCCGAAATTGAGTTGGGGGCGATGCCAGTTACTATCTATGAAACTGAGATAGAAGCGGTAGAACATAGAAGCACTGTATCCAATCTACTACAACAAATTACAAATAAAAGTGCCGATACCGACCCGTATAGTGAACAAGTAGTTGAGATGGAGAGTCAAACGCTACAAGAAATCAATTTTGCCACTATCAATCGGTTGACAAAGACGATGGAACATCAAAAGTTTTTACTTGATTTGCTTTCAAGTAAGGATAGTTTTGTTCGGAAACGAATTATTGATCAAAATCTAAGTTATTTGAATACCAGATTGACGCATTATCTTGACAAAATTGGGTTGCCGCATCAAGTGGTATTTCAAAATGACCTGACTGTGGAGATTACTGAGTTGGGCAGGGACCTGGATTTTGATAATTTGTCAAGGGGAGAACGCAATAGATTGATTCTGGGATTGAGTTTTGCATTTCGGGATGTATGGGAAAATCTATACCATCCCATCAACACCCTGTTTATTGATGAGCTTATCGATTCAGGATTAGACACCATGGGAGTTGAAAATGCTATTGCTATTCTTAAAGATATGAGTCGGCGTAGGCAGAAATCAATATGGTTAGTCAGTCACCGGGAAGAGTTGGCTGGGCGTGTACCTAGTGTTTTGAAGGTGATTAAAGAGGGCGGATTCACCTCGTATTCTTCAGCTTCGGACATGGAATAAATTATAAATGCTCGAAAGCATAGCATAAGTATTAATATGACATCACCGCAGAAAGCAAAGGGATCTGGATTTGAAAGGGAAGTTGCGAAATTTCTCTCAACCTTGTATGGCGAAAGCTTTATTAGGGCTCCAGGCTCAGGTGCTTATATCGGTGGTAAAAACCAGCATCGCACTACATTCTTACACGAAAATCAAGTTCGTTCTTTTAAGGGCGACATTGTACCAGGTGAGAGCTTTTCCAAGATGAACATGGAGTGCAAGTTTTATGCTGATTTTCCTTTTCATTTACTTCTATCAGGCGAATGTAAGATAATAAACGCCTGGATTGATCAATTGATGGAAGTTGCCGATATAGGTGACATAAATCTATTGTTTATGAAGTTCAACAGAAAAGGTCGTTATGTGGCTGTGCAATGCGGCCCCACTTGGATAACCGACAACTTTATTTATTATTCATCCAATAAGTTTGGAGATTGGTTAATCATAGAATTTGATGATTTTTTTAAACACAACAAAGACTTACTTAAAACTTATTCATCAACCCCCACCGACACCAAGTCAATTTTAACAATCAACACCACCGTTTAAAAAAATAACATTTTGTTTGATCGGGGCTCCCCGGTCCTCCTTGAGTTTGTACAGATTGTGCTGTGCTGACGGATCTGGAGTAAGCGCATCTGATTAATATCAGATATGGCTATACCGAGAAGGCAATCGACAAAGCGAACCTTCAACAAGTCTATGATAACTTCATTTTTAAATCATAGAATGTGCGTTGCGTAGGCGTCAATTGAAATAAATTGATAGACCTTACTACAGCTCCATAAACTTTACAGAGCAACCGGTAGCGTTTAGTGTCCCAAATAGGCAATTAGACGGGAGAAAAATGACAATGGATGACGGGCACGATTACAACCCTTAACCACTGGTGGTGCTAATTTAGCACTACCATGGCTTCAAGTGCAAGATAGTTAAAACAACTACATAGAGAGATTACTAGCTAGTAGTTTACTAAACAATACCGAACGTAGTATGAGCGAAGCGAATACTAGTGAAGGTATTAGATGGCTGGAGGCCATCTATGATAGTGAATGCAAAATTAGATAAATGAATAATTCCGGATATCAAAAGAATGGCAATTGTGATTTCTTCGTCATATCAAGATTGTATTCTATTAGGGCTGCTAGTTCTTGTCTTTCCGCAGATGACATATTTAGGATATCCTCATAGGATGCACCACCCCTCATATACCAAGCCATACTTAATGCATTCTTCTTCATTGCAATACAGAATGCATCGTAATCATCAATCAGCTTCTTAACGGCTTCGGGCTTAAGCCGAAGAAGCGTTAACCGAAAAAATCAGTAGTATTCAGCGTGAATTGTTGTTCATAATCGTGTGAGCAATGGATGCACTTGATTTTTAATGGTTTAATTTCTGTCTGAGCTTTAAGTTCAGCATTATAGTCCCGAATTTTCATATACATATCTTTATCACAGTTTTTTAAGAAATCTATAATGAATTCCTTATCATCCACTTTAACAGTAGGAGTGGTAATATGTTCAATAGTCTGTGATAACAGTTGCATTGTTAGCTCAGTGATGGTTTTTAGTGCTAATTTACCACGCTCTGCCCTAGCAACTTCATCGGTGATGGTGTCAAGCGATGCAAACATTCGTTGAACTTCAAACTGTCCAAGCCCTGCTTGATTCATTTCTTTATACGTCAATGGTCTAAATTTAAGCGTAAGTTCATTGAGTTGTAGCGAACTGTCGTAATTGCCTGCTTTTAATTCAGATAAAATCCCGATTAAATTTACGCCGTACGATGCTACCTCGTTACAACTAGGGCATTGGGATTCGATTTCCATTTCATTGCCGCCCGCTGCCGATTTAATCGCAAGTAAGATTGCGTCTAAATCAATGCTATTGATAGACCAGGGGTCTAGCACATCGGGTACGCAACTTTTAATAATCTCAACCATTGCGACCCCGTTGAACAGGGCGTCGGGTGTTTTAGTTGTTATCTCATCGATTGCCGTCATGGGATAAACCGGTAGCTCACCGTTTTCAGTGGGTTTTATCACACCCGGTGGATATAATGCGCCGCCACTTGGAAGTTTTAGATAAATCGCAGGTCTGCGAAAATACTGTTTTAGCGGATTATTAACTAACGACATTTTTTTCCTTTGATAAAGATTGAGGCTTTGCCCAATAATAAATACTATGTAGTCTATTTATTGATTGCAACCCTCCTCTAAAAAAACGGACAATATTATGAATGACGAAGAACTAAAGCAATTTACAGAAAATATGCGGCAATTAAATGACGTAATGCCGAATCTTATTGCGGGTATGAGTTTACAGTCTAAATTACTACGAGACCAAGCAGCAGCAAGTGGGGCTAGCACTAGTGCATACAATAATGCTAGCAAGAGGATGAAAGATGGGGAGTCGACCGTCGATGAATATTTTAAATCATTGAGGGCAAAAACTGAATTTGAAAAAGCTGATGCAGAAGCCACTAAAAAACACGCTGAAGCAATGTCTAATTGGACAAATGCCGGTTCTAAAAGTATCGCAGCACTACGAGGATTTAATTCAGCGTTACTAGATACAAGCGCAGGCTTTGCAAAGTATCAAGCTGGGATAGAGGGTGCAGGCGGTGCAATTTCTAGTGTGTTGTCAAACTTAGGGCCTGTAGGTAAGGCAGCTGCGTTGGTAACAGGTGCATTGACTGGGTTAACAGGAGCGATATTAAAACAAACAGATAGTATTGTAAAAGCCTACGATGAAATGGCTGAAATTGGAGGTAACGCAAAGCTCACTTCTGATGATATCTTTACTTTAGGAAAAGAAGCGGGGTTTAGCTCGCACAACTTAGGTACTTTTACAAAGTATGCTAAAGATGCGGGTCAGGATTTGGTAGCTTTAGGTGGATCAGTAGGCGCCGGGGCCAAAGCATTTTCTCAATTTACTGCATTAGGTGACGATCAGTTACGGCAATATCGTAAATTAGGATATAGTCAAGATGCATTAATAGAAGTACAAAGTACATATTTAAAACAACAATCAGCCGCAGGCATCACCTTAACAAAATCTCCAAAAGAATTGCAAGCCGCCTCATTGCAATATTTAGACTCATTGAATTCACTAAGTGCTTTGACTGGAATATCGGTTAAAAAACAGCAAGAGGCACAAGACATTGCTAATGCAAATGAGAACTTTAATGCGTACAAATTTGCACAGGATCAAAAACGATTAGCATTAGAAAAAGAATCGGCTGAACAACTCGCAGCCGGCAACGGTGGCCGTGCAGCCGAACTTAAGGCACAAGCGGCACAAATTGAACAGGTTATTAAAGCAAAAGATGCGTTTGCTAGAACTGCGGTTAACACCATGGGAGCAGCTAATGCCGCCGCAGCCCTTGAATCTATCTCAACTGAGAATACTACGGTATTAACTGAGACTAATGCTAAATTAGCAATGTCCGGCATTGATATGACCAAGATGAATGCTGAGATGAATAAGGGTAATTCTCAGATAGGTGAATTATTGGGTAGTCAAGCAAAGGCTGCAAAGGATTTTGCTACCACTTACGGAGAAGCAGGGTATGCGTATGGTAAATCATCAAAAGATTTACAAGAAACAATGGGTATGGATAATAAGATCCGCCAAACTAGTGCAACTTACAATAAACTTGAAACAGAGCAAGAGAGAAAGAATTTTGAAGCAGACTTACTTTTAACTAAGGAAGAACTCGAGGCTAAGAAAAAGGGTAATAAAGACCCTACTATAGACAATACTGCGACAAAGGAATCGATAGAAAGAACATATCGAAAATATGCCGATGAATTGGTAGGGTTGATAAATCCCTTTACCAAAACAACAGGTGCAGCAATATTAACTATAGCCGGTCTAGGAGTCGCAGCCGTTGCAGCAACACTTGCGCTGTCAAAACTAAGCGGAGGATTATTAGGAAAACTCGGAGGTTTGGCCGGAATTGGTAAGGCCCCCGCTGGCCCTACGGTAGCAACCCCGGCAGCAGCAGACTTACTAGATAAAAACGGTAAACCATTAACTGGCGCTGCAAAAACTGCTAGAGAAGCAAAATTAGCAAAAGAAGCAGCAACCGCCGCAGAAAAGGCTATTCCGGTAGCTACCCCAACAGTACCCACACCAGCAGCCGGCGCTGCAGCGGGCGAATCTAAGTTAGCAAAGGCTGCATCCTCTTTAGGTAAACTAGCAGGACCATTAAGTAAGTTTGCAAAAGCTATCCCTGGAGTAGGCGCACTAGCTGGAGTGGTAACAGGTGGATTAACTGCATATGAAGGTGCCAAGCAGGTAGATGCTGATGTTGCATCAGGTAAGTTAACAAAAGATGAAGCTACCGTACAGAAATCAGAAGCTGTAGGTAAAGGTACTGGCCAAGCTGCAGGTGGTGCAGGTGGTGCTTGGGCTGGCGCAGCAGCCGGCGCCGCACTAGGGTCGGTTGTACCGGTAGTAGGTACACTAATAGGTGGAATTTTAGGAGCAGCAGTCGGCGGATACCTAGGCTCAAAAGGCGGCGAAATGATAGGTGAGAAAGTTGGCAAAGTAGCCGGCGAGAAAATGATCGCAAAACCTATTGTTCCAACTGCAACTGCAACCCCAGTCGTTCCAACTGCAACCCCAGTACAGAATACCGCCGCGTTAGATCCGGTGATGGATGTTATTGCCAAGCAAACTGATTCCACAGAAAAACAAGTAGTTATCACAACTTCATTTAATAAAAAATTAGAAGAGGCAACTATCTCTCTAGGAAACTTAACGGTTTCATTTAATAAGTTCAACACTTCCCTGAAAGACAATCTAGATACTACCAAAGATACCGCTACTACAGAAAAGGCTAATGCTGATAGTATCAAGGGTGCGTTTATTGATATTGACAAATTACGAACTCAAATAACAACTAACAAAAATGTTAGCAGTGCGATGCCCGGCACTCAAATAACAACTGAAAAAAATGCTAGCAGCGTGATCGCCGGTGGTCAGACATCGATGTCCAAAGAACAACAGAAATGGTTAGGTGGAGCAGATGTCACCGATCCATTCATTAGAGAACGAATGAACAAAGCGATACCTCCTAAACCAACTGGTGAAGGTGGTGATATGTCGAAATATTTGCAATCTATCGCTATGATTGAATCCGGTGGGAATACTAACGCCAAATCAAAAACTAGCTCTGCGGCAGGGTTATTTCAGTTCACCGATGCTACGTGGAAAGATATGACTAAAAAGATGGGTAAGGATTACTCATTAGAAGATAAGACAGACCCGGCAAAAGCAACAGAGGTTGCAGAATTCTTTACCAAGTTACAAAAGACTCAGTTAGAAAAAGGTACTGGAAAAGAGGCAAACTCTACTGATATGTACATGGCTCACTTTTTAGGCGCCGGCGGGGCAACATCATTCCTAAATGCGCTGGGCAAAGACCCGTCTAAGTCGGCAGCAGAACACGTAGGTAAAAAAGCAGCAGACGCTAATATTGGCATATTCTATGATCAAAGTGGTAAACCTAGATCGTTAGATGAAGTATATAAGTTGATGGAATCTAAAATTGGTAAGGCAGAACAGTCAGTTACTGCAGGTGCATTTGGCGGTAAACCACTACCGGACGCTGTAGCAAAAATAGGCACATCGGCTACAAATAAACCCTCAACTATGGTTGCATCTGCTCCAGCAACACCCACAGCCGCAATCTCATCTGCTGCTCCTAGCAGCGGCGGAGGCACTAAGGTAGCCTCATTAACACCTAAAGCAACTGATACTGTTACTACAAGAGGTGTATCATCTTCATCGAAGGGTGATAAAGACGCAGGTAGTGATATGAAAGATTTACTGGCGTTTACATCTAACACCGGTAGCATGGAAAACTTCAAGGATTTAAATGGAAACTTACAACAACAAATACTGGCCGCTGCTGCTGACTACAATGAAACTACGGGCAAAAAATTAATAATTAATAGCGCAAAAAGAGCCAGCGAAGATCAACAACGCTTGTATGATGAGACAGTAAAAGCGGGTAGACCAGGAAAGGGTCCTACTGGAATGGCAGTTGGTAAACCAGGCCATAGCGCACACGAACGAGGAGATGCTGTAGATATTCAACAGGGTAAGGGTGACTCGAAAGCTATTGCCGCGCTTAACGCAAAAGGATTACAGCAGACAGTAGCAAATGATCCGGTACATTTTCAATTACCACAAGCTAAGAACGGTGGAATATTTAACGGGTTAGAAAGTGGATTCCCGGTTGAACTACACGGCGGCGGCGGTGGTGAGTTGATAAAACGATTAGACCCTAATTCTATACTAGAAAAGTTAGCCACAACTCCAGCACCAATAGAACCACCTGCTGCTCCTACTGCGGTAGCGGCCGGCCCAGTATCAAACATTGATACCATAATGGGAGATATGGTTAGAATGAATGCTAGTATGATGGAAATGATGACTGATAAGTTAAATGTGATGATAGACAAATTGGGAACTAGCAATGACCTTCAGGATCAGTTATTAAAGAATTCACTAGTTTAACACTAAATATCTTAGCAAAGTAACTAATATGACCTATAAAAAGAAATTTTTAAACAAGAGTGGTGTTTCTAGTCCTATATCAGGGATGAATAGTAACTCCGGAGCCTGGAACGGAAGTCCCGGTCAAAATGGCAGTTCAACTGGAGGCTGGAACAACACTGAGTTTGGTTATAAGAATTACATGAGTAGATTACCGGAAGTTTATACCGGCCATCCAAATCGAGTAGAGCGTTATAACCAATATGAAATGATGGATGTGGATGCGGAAATAAATGCGTGTTTAGATATTATTTCTGAATTCAGTACAATGAAAAATGAGCACAATAAAACTCCTTTTCAGTTTGAATTTAAAGACGAACCAACTCCCCACGAAGTTGAACTGCTTAAAACTCAGTTACAACAATGGTGTAAACTCAACGAATTTGATACAAGAGTATTTAAAATATTTAGAAATGTTATTAAGTACGGGGATCAAGTATTTGTACGAGACCCGGAAAACTTTAAACTATATTGGATTGATATGGTTAAGGTTATCAAAGTTATTGTCAATGAAAGTGAAGGTAAAAAACCTGAACAATACGTATTAAAAGATTTGAATATCAACTTACAAAACTTAACAGTTGCTCAAAAAACAAATTCTGATTTTGCTGCAAACCCGGCCACTGGCCTAGGCGGTACAGGTGGCGGTGGTAGTGGTGCAGGTGGTGGATACACGGTGCCCAGTATGCCGTATAATACATCTGGGTCTAGGTTTACGCTAGGTCAAAGTGAAGCTGCAGTGGATGCCAAGCACATGGTACATTTAAGCTTGACTGAAGGATTGGATAGATTTTGGCCGTTTGGACAATCTATCTTGGAAAATATCTTTAAAGTTTACAAGCAAAAAGAATTGTTAGAAGATGCAGTGTTGATTTATCGTGTTCAACGCGCACCTGAACGTAGAATGTTTAAGATTGACGTTGGTAATATGCCAAGTCATATGGCTATGGCATTCGTAGAGCGCATAAAAAATGAAATACATCAACGCAGAATCCCATCAATCTACGGTGGGCAAAGTGTAGTAGATGCCACCTACAACCCGTTATCAATGAACGAAGATTACTTTTTCCCAGTCACTGCTGATGGTCGAGGGTCATCAGTTGAAGTGCTACCTGGCGGACAAAATCTAGGTGAGATAGATGACTTGCGATATTTTAATAATAGATTAGCTCGTGGATTACGTGTACCAAGTTCATATTTACCTACTGGTCCTGACGATTCTAACACTCCACTGAGTGATGGCAGAGTGGGAACGGCAATGATCCAAGAGTTTAGATTTAATCAATATTGTGAAAGATTACAAAATTACGTTGCGTTAAAGCTTGATGAAGAATTTAAGTTGTTTATGCGATGGAGAGGATTCAATATTGATTCTGGATTGTTTACGTTAAAGTTTAATCCTCCACAAAACTTTGCCGCGTATCGGCAAAGCGAGTTAGATAATGCTAGAGTTAGCACATTCGCATCGATGGAAGCATTCCCTTATATTTCAAAACGTTTTGCGTTAGAAAGATTCTTGGGGTTAACTGAAGAAGAAATCACTAAGAACGAACAGTTATGGCACGAAGAAAACGACAGCCACGAAGAGCAAACCCCTACTGGTTCTGACTTGCGTAATGTTGGCGTGAGTGTGGGAGGTATAGAATCAGATGAACAAACTGCTGATGATCTTGAAACTCCACCCGAAGAAGGTGAAGAGGTTGCACCTGAAGTTGCTGGCCCAGTATCGTCAGCCCCAGGTGCAGCGATACCAGGTGGTGCCGGCGGCAATCTAACTGCATAAATTGATAAATAATCAATAGGGATAGTAAAATGAAATTAATGGAAATGTTCGACCCGCCTGTTCCCGGCTACCAAGACGTTGATGCCGATCAGAGTAAACCTATTTGGAAACAATCTAGAAAAACCAAGCTTACACTAAAGCAATTGAGAAAATTGCGAAAGATGTTGGATGTTAGAAACTACGAAAAAAAGCAGCATCTTAAAAAAGTTCATACGCAATACGGAGCCAAAGCAGAATCTCCCTCAATTTAAGTTGTCTTAAACTGGTAAAACGCTAAAAAAGCATAGTTATTACGCTGTTTGTCGTGATATGCACTAAATAATTCTACAAAGCCATTACCAGGAGAAACAAACAATGGACAACAAAAAATTTGAAAAACTTATTGACCTAATCATCAATGAGGACGAAGAACAAGCACGTGAATTATTTCACGACATCGTTGTAGAAAAATCCCGCGAAATCTATGAGTCTATCATGGACGAAGAGATGGGAATGTCGGATGATGTTGAAGAAGGCATGGGCGGCCAAGTAGGTGATCTGATGGATGAAATCAGCAGCGAAGAAGCCGGCGGAATGACCGAAGAAGATGAAGATGGTATGGACGGCATGGATGACCTCGAAGGTGATGATGTTGTCGATATTGAAGCTGACGATGCTGCTAGCGAAGGCGGCGAAGTTGAAGATTCTGTTATCCGCATTGAAGACAAACTAGACCAATTGATGGCTGAATTTGAGCAAATCATGGGTGGTGGCGGTGATGACGAAGGCGCTGAATTCGGTGACGAAGAAGCTGCTGGCGAAGAAGGTGCTGAAGATTTCGGCGACGAAGAAGACACCGGCGAAGAGATGATGGAAGCAGTTCAGCTACAAAACGTCAAGGGTCTATACGGTTCTAAAATCGGCGGCGACAATGGCGCCCAAACAAAGAGCCCGGGCTTACAAAACAGCGGACAAGCTGGAATGGACAGCAAGCCTGTCACATTCTCTGGTCAAAATGAACCAGTTCCAACAAGCCCAAAGAACCCAAGTAACTATGGTACTAAGGGTGAGACGCAAGTTAAAGGTGCTGGACAGTTTAAGAATGCACCGGGCGGCAACGCTGGCAAGACAGCATTCAAAGATAAAGCATCGCGTGATTGGGGCAAAAAAGATAGCTCGACAGGCAAAGAAGTTGGTGCAGGCGGTAGCGTAGCACAAAACGACAAGAGCCCGATTGCTGAAGCCCGCAAGCCTGTTAAACGTATTGTTAGATAAAAGGAAACCTGAGAGCAATGGCTTTGTATCTTGGAGGTAAAGATCACTTGCGTAATGTAACGCAAGTGTATCTGTACAATAGGACTCGTACATCCATAGAGCGGTGTACGAGTCCTTGTACGCTTACTAGATACAAAACTACAAATAGTTGGTCATTTCGTTCGACGGAGATTCTATAATGGCATTATACTTAAAAGAGCACTTGACGTTTGACCGCGCCGGAATGGTGGTTGAATCAGTAAGTGAAGGGGATAAAAAGAACCTGTATATGAAGGGGATTTTTATTCAGGGCGGAGTTAAGAACGCAAATGAACGTGTGTATCCTGTTTCTGAAATAGAATCTGCGGTAAATACGTTGAATGAACAAATTACAACTGGTTATTCAGTATTAGGTGAAGTAGATCATCCAGACGATTTAAAAATTAATTTAGATCGGGTATCACATATGATTACTAGTATGTGGATGGATGGCGCTAATGGGTTTGGAAAACTAAAAATCTTACCAACTCCAATGGGTCATCTAGTAACTACCATGTTAGAGAGTGGTGTTAAACTTGGTGTATCAAGTCGTGGTAGTGGTAATGTTAATGATATGGATGGCAGAGTTAGTGATTTTGAAATAGTAACGGTTGATATTGTAGCGCAACCATCTGCTCCAAATGCTTATCCAAAAGCTATTTACGAAGGTATGTTGAATATGAAGCACGGCCATAAGATTTTATCAAATCTTAAAGGTGCGGATGCTAGTAAAGATGCAAAAGTTCAAAGATATGTGAAAGAAGAGATAATTCGTTTAATCAAGGATATGAAAATAAAATGATTAATCGAGTACAAATACACGGAGTAGATAGGTCTACTTCTGTAATACTTGGTGAACCAGAGTTAAATGGTTCAAAACAAGGGGGAAATAATGAATTTAGAAATCATTAAACCGTTGCTTGAAAGCGGCCTCATCAGCGAAGAAACTAGTGCTTCTATTACCGAAGCCTGGCAGTCTAAGTTAGTTGAAGCACGTGAGCAAGTTCGTGCAGAACTCCGCGAA